GGCTACGAGCAAGCGGTTAAAGAAAAAAAATCTTTCTCTTGGAACATGGTTACGTACAAAGCCTTTCTTCCAGACGGGACTCCGCTTTGGCCCAGTTTCTTCAATAAGGAAAAACTTATAGAAAAGAAGAAATTCTATAGAGATTCAGGCCAGCCATCTAAGTTCTATCAAGAGTACATGATGGAAGTCATGAGTGAAGAGGACGCTATGTGGAAGCGTTCAGACATTAAGCATTGGAGTGGATATTATGAGAATATCGAAGGCATTAACTATATCGTACAAGAAGGAGAAAAGACACCTATCAATACATTTATCGGGTGTGACCCTGCTACTGATATTGATACTAAAGAATCTGATTATAGCGTCATTATGGTTGTGGGTGTGGACATAGATAATAATCTATTCGTACTCGAATATGAACGGCATAGAAGCATCCCAACCATCGGATCAAAGTCACCTGACGGAACAGTATTTGGAAAGAAAGGTGTTGTAGATCATATCATTGGATTGTATGATAAGTATCATTGTGTTAGTGCGACTGTGGAAGACGTAGCAATGAATAGGTCTATATTCCAAGCGATGAACGATGAAAAGAGAAGATTGAATAGGTTCAATTTGTCGATAATACCTCAAAAGCCTGGTGGAACTCAAAAGAGAAACCGCATTTATAGTGGACTTGCTGGTAGATTTAGCATGGGAAGCATCTTTTTGAGGGATAACCACTTTGATTTAACGCACGAAATCCTTACATTCGGCCCCAGAATGGCACATGACGATACCATAGAGGGACTTTATTATGCAAATCTGCACGCTTTTCCTCCCAATTATGCCCAGAAAAAGGACAAAACGTGGAGAAAACCAAAGAAAAAGGTGAAAAATTGGATAATAGCTTAGCTGTAAGACGACCTTACTTCAATAATCGACTATCTACTAGGGCAAGTAATGGTACTGACCCCTCTTTGAATAAAGGCCCTACAAAGTCTATCTGGCAAGAAGTCACCAAACGTAGAAAGATTCCTGCGAAAAGATATTCTCTGGAAAGTTTGGTTGATATGGGAATTGAAGGTATTCCAATGATACGAGCATTTAAGTACCCGTGGTCTATGCATGCCTAGATTTGGTAAAAGGTCTAAGAAAAGGCTAGCAACTTGTGACGATAGACTTCAAAAATTATTCAAAGAAGTTATAAAATATTTTGATTGCACGGTAATACAGGGACACAGGGGTGAAGCAGAACAAAATCGAGCATATGACGCGGGACGAAGTAAGCTTCGTTATCCTGATGGTAAGCATAATGCTGATCCTTCAAAAGCCGTGGATGTGGCTCCTTACCCTGTCGACTGGAGCGACCGTGATAGGTTTCATTACTTTGGTGGTTTTGTTCTGGGCATCGCATCGCAAATGGGATTAAAGATACGTTGGGGCGGCGACTGGGATAGAGACACCGAAGTCAAAGACAATAGGTTCGATGACCTTCCACATTTTGAAATAAGAGAATAACGTAGGAGAATGAAAAATGGCAATAGTTTATGGGGTACATAAGTACAATACCTCAGAAGCACTTAACCTTCAGTTAGGACAAGCTGGATTTGATGTTGTTGGAGAACACGATTCAACTACACAGTCTCCCCCAGATGAAAATGGGAGAGCTGGTGTATGGATTGCTCTACAATGTCTAGCCGCTGTAACTCCTGGCTCTACTGCTTATGCAAGTCAGTTTTGTCAGTTAACAGCTGCTTGTAATGAGGGTGATGATTTAACGTCTGTATTCTTACAGCCTGGTGACATCATCTATGGAAGCTTCTCAGGGGTAGTGAATCATACCAACTCTAATGCGACTTTACTAGCTTATAGAGGATAGAGTGCCTAGACAAAGCGACAAAAAGAAAGCCGATATTAATAAAAGGCTTTGGGAGCAATCTAATGGAAGCTCTAGGCAAAAGTGGCAGAAGGTTAATCAAAGAGGGTATGACTTCTATCTTAACGAACAATTAACTGGCGCAGAAAGAGATGCGATAGAATCCTCTGGCATGCCAAGTTTCATTATTAACAGAATTACTCCTGTTATTGAGATGATGAAATACTTTGTTTCTGCTAATGATCCAAGATGGCAAGCGGTCGGTAGTGAAGGTTCTGATACTGATGTGGCGGCTGTCCACTCAGATATTGCTGATTATTGCTGGTATCTTTCTAATGGGAAATCTATCTATGGTCATGTCATACAGGACGCTCTAACAAAGTCTGTAGGATTTTTCTTAGTTGATGTTAATCCTGATTTAGATCAGGGAATGGGAGAGGTTGTACTCAAGAGAGTTGAGCCGTTTGATGTATTTGTTGATCCTATGAGTACTGACTTCCTCTTTAGGGACGCTTCCTATGTAATCATCAAAAAGGATTTAACAAAAACACAGTTAATGTCTCTTTATCCAGATTACAAGAGAAAGATTAAGAAAGCGGAAGGACAAACAATGTCAAGTAGAGGTGGGGTAATGTTCTCTGATAGAAATCTAGGAACATCTGATGCTATTCTTCCTGATGAGGTGGGAATACAAGCATATGATCCCCTGACGGCTGAAGAAGATGAAATGCTTGAAATCTTCGAGACATATCAAAAGGTCAAAGTTCCATACTACAATGTTTTCATCAAGGTTCTTCCTTCTGCGCAAGAGATGGCAGAGATTAGAGAGCAGGCTGAGAAGGAGATAGAAAATTTTGTGAAAGAAACTGAAGTCTCTGTAAAGGAGACTGAAGCTTCTGTGCAACAATCTGTAGAACGTGGAGAGATGATTCCAGAGAGAGCTGCTCTAGAAATAGAAAAGGCAGTACAGGAAGCAAAAGCTACTATTGAACAACATAGACAGTCTGTTATATCAAAGATAGAAGATGTTCAGTCGAGAGTTGAAAATAGTGTTCTTCCAGAAGACGCTTACAAAGAATTAGCCGCAACAGAAGCAGGACAGAAGAATATTGTTGAAGCTATAAAATTTTATGATACGAGAGTAAAACTCACCTGCACTATTGGAAATAACGTACTTTTATGGGAAATGATTCTACCATGTACTGAGTATCCGATTGTTCCATTTATGTATACTTGGACAGGTACTCCTCATCCAATGAGTGCTGTTAGTCCCTTAGTTGGTAAACAACAAGAATTAAACAAAGCTCACCAGCTCATGATCCACAATGCGAACTTAGCGTCAAACTTGAGATGGCTATATGAGGAAGGATCAGTGCCAGAAGAGGAATGGGAACAATACTCTTCAGCGCCTGGTGCTTTATTGAAATATAGATCAGGATTTGCTCCTCCTACTCCTGTCCAGCCTCTTCCCTTAAATCAGGCATTCTTTGAACTCACAAGTGTAGGAAGATCAGATATGGAGTATTTATCTGGTATATATTCTTCTATGCAAGGTGATGTGGGGACTCAGCATGAAACGTATAGAGGTCTATTAGCTGCTGACGAATATGGAACACGAAGAATTAAGGCATGGATGGAATCAACAATTGAGCCAGCTCTAGAACATCTTGGAAAAGTATTCAAGGAGATGGCGCAAAACACGTATACAGCACATAAGGTGTTCAGAATTATTCAGCCAAGTGCATTACAGGAAGAAAGAACAGTTGAAATGAACATTCCAATATACAATGATATGGGAGAGGCTATTGGTAAATGGAAGGACTATGCTTCTGCAAGATTTGACGTGAGAATTGTATCTGGCTCGACACTCCCAGTAAACAGATGGGCTCTACTAGAGGAGTACTTCAGATGGTTCCAAGCTGGTCTTATTGATGATGTCGCTATGTTGGCTGAGACTGATGTTCGTGGCAAAGAGAATATCTTAAAGAGGAAATCAGTTTATACACAACTTCAAAGTCAGCTGGAAGAGATGGAGGCTTTATTGAAAGACAGGGACGGAACTATCGAAACATTATCTCGACAGGTGATACAATCTGGTATCAGAACCAAGATAAAAGATGCAGAATCTGAAGTAGATAGAGATTTAGGTGAAACAAAATCGCAACAGAAGTTTTTAAGGAATATGCTGCGTGGGGAATTAGACATGATGAAGAGAGAAATGACAAGACAGGTCAAGAATGCAGTAGACCAAGAGAAGATTAAGGCGCAGAAGCAGAAGTCTTGACCAGAATACAAAATTTTTGTTAAATTAGAAGGAGAATATTAATATGTCCCCAATTGACACAGATAACCTATTGACAGCAAATACAGTAATGGAAGGTGAACCTGCTAAAGATAGCCCTGCCGAAGGTGACAACTTTGACGTTCAAGAGTTTATGGACTCATTAGATCAGGATGTCAATAGTGGAATAATTGATGATAACCAATCTGAAGGAGAAGTAAAGCTCTCTCCCGAAGAACCAGCAACCTTTGATGGAAGTCAGAGCCCTGGCCAGACACAAGAGCACGATTGGGAAAAGAGATATGGAGACTCTACTACGGAAGCAAGGAAGTTAAATGCCAAGCTTAATGATGTAGAGCCTTATATACCTATTCTCGATGCGATGAAAGAAGACCCTAATTTAGTTCAGCACATGCGTAACTATTTTGAGGGTAATGGAAGCGTCAACTCCTCTAGTAATTTAAAGGAGCAACTTGGCTTGGACGAAGACTTCATTTTCGATTATGACGAAGCAATCTCAGATCAAAACTCAGATTCTGCAAAGGTAATGAATACCCACGTAGATGGTCTTGTGCAACAAAGGTTAGGTGAATATGCAAATCGCCAAAACTTTGAAAACGCAAGGGCAGATGAGCAATCAAAGGTTCAACAGAAGTTCGATCTATCAGACGATCAGATGGGACAGATGGTTGACTTTGCTAAAAATCGTTCTCTCACAATGGATGATATTTATTATCTATATACGAGAGAGAATAGAGATCAGACGATTGCTGACAATGCAAGAAAAGAAGTCGCACAGCAAATGAAGAACGTAAGGCAGAAACCTGCCAGTGTCTCTTCAGCTGGCGCACAAGACATAGATACTGGGGCATCACAAGATGACCAAGTATTCAATGCTCTCTTACATCTAGATCAAGGAGTTGAAGCCTTATCAGCTAAACTAGACAAGTAGGAGGTAAGTACAAATGGCTTACACATCCCCCAAATATCTGGAGGTATCCTCTCAAGGTGGGCTACCGACTTCAGAAGGGGCAACAGGTCGCGTAGCTGGCTCTGGCAAATCAACTGGTCACCCAAGACGAAGATATGATTTTTCTGATAGGTTCACTGAACTTGCAGTTAATCAGACTCCGTTTTTTAGGTTGGTCAGTCAGATTGGAAAACAGCCAACTGACGATCCCCAATTTAAATACACCGAGAAAAGAGGTTCGTGGCATAAACGATATGCATACGTAGTCGGATTCGATAATGGATCGGGCGCTGTAATAAACGAAGCTATCCTAGCAAACACATCAGATAGTACAAGTGTTTCAGCTGGGGACACTATGACTGTTTATCTTGCTGGTGATTATAAAACAGCAGGTAACATTCAAAATAAAATAGGTCAGACAGCTACGCACATTGGTGAAGCTGGCACAAGACCTGATTTTATTGTTCCTGGCATGCTACTCAAAGTGAATGTATCAGACTCAGCTACAGATCAAAAAGCTAAAGACTACTACATTCTGAGAGTTACATCACAAGCTGCACAAGACACTGACATTGACTTAGGTAGTGTTGGAGATGGTTCTAACAATGCGGAAACGATTAAAGCAGTTTGTTCTGTTATTCGTGTTCCAGTTAGTCCAGCACCAAATGCGGCTTATTCTACTAACCACAATACTGCTACTACGGTAGACAGTACTGGTTCAGTGACGACTAGTGATACTCTTGCTGGTCACTTTGAATCAAGGCGTGCATACGCTGTTGGAAGTGCCTATGCTGAAGGATCAGGACTGATCGGAGAAGTATGGAACGATAATCCTTACAGTACCTCATATGGACAAACTCAGATTTTTCGTTCTGAGTTCGGTATGACCAATACTGCAAGAGCAACTCAGTTAAAGTACGAACCTAATGAATGGGCTCGTATCTGGAAAGATAAACTGATTGAGCATAAGTGGGACATTGAGCAAGCAGCTCTGTTTTCTTCTCAATATTCCCCAACTGCCAGTACTACATCAGTGAACACCACTCAGGGTGCAATTGATTTCGTACTGAACACTGGTAACATATTCTCCTTAACGGAATCAACTAAAACATCTGATGATTTCTTGGATGATATGAGTCAGTTCCTCGATCCTAGATACAACAATGCTAACGCAACGCTGTTCTTCTGTGATACTTCAACATATAACTGGTTACATAAGTTGAGTGGCTACTTTTCCAATAGTTTGGAATTGAGTCCTAACTTTAGTTCCAATTTCGCAGCCCAAGGCCGCGGAAGTATGTTTGGTGTTGACTTCACAAGAATCAGTACTGTTTATGGTGATATGAATGTTGTTCGCAACATCCACCTAGATGGTTCTGTAGTGAAGATGCTCGCAATGAACATGAAGTACGTTGGATATCGTCCTCTAGTAGGAAATGGCATGAATCGTGATACAGCTATCTATGTCGGTGTTAGCTCTCTAGAAAATAGTGGAGATGACAAACGAGTGGATATGATCCTTACAGAAGCTGGCTTTGAGTTCAAAATGCCCGAAGCTCACGCGATCTGGAAATAGGAGGTAGCGATTATGGCTAAACTAGGTGCAAAAGCTGGTTGGAATAATAATTACTGTGAATCTGTAACGGCTAACAAGACATTGGTAGCCAAGGATTCTGGTAAGGTATTCATTCCATCTGGTGCAGCAAGGACTGTTACTTTACCCACTGTATCAAGCTCTCTCGCAGGATTTCATTGTACTATTATTAGTGGCGATGATAGTGAGCATGTGATATCTGGTGGTGCAAGCCTAATCTACTATCACGGTAGTTATGGTGTTGATCACGCATCCAATACTGGTAGAGACATTCATGAGACTGTATCATCTCTTACATTAAATGCTGGCGCAATTAATGATACGATTGATATTTCTTGTGATGGTACATACTGGTACTGTAG